ATCAGTGTGGCAGAACACGATGTACGCAGGCTGCACAGCACGGGTGCCGAAGTTCACGCCGGGGGCCAGACGCGAAGTCACGCGACGGCAACGGTTGGACTCCAGAGTACGTGCGGCTTTACGAATAGCGTTCAGGCTGATCGCGGTGTTAACAGCAGAACGGCTGGAGCCGTTTGCGTAAACAACAGTCGAGCCAGCTTTCAGAACACCGTAACGGACCAGTTCCATCACCTCGGCCAGAGTCTCGCCAGTCAGCTTGACCATTTCGCCGGGGATGTCGTCTTCGTACAGTTGCTCGACTTTCGAGCTGTACTTGAACAGAACGCCGTACTGTTGCAGGGTGACAGACACGTCTTGGAAAGAGATCGTGTTGCTGTTAGGTGTGACACCTTCAGCCAGCACGAAGTTCGAAGCCGTGATGTTTGGGGTGCCCTGATAACGTGCCGAACCTTCAATCGTGGTACCAACAGTCGATGCGCCGAAAGGCAGCGTACGACGGAAGACCAGAGTGTCGGTCGAGTTCATCGGCATCTCGCGCTGGGTACCAAAGTCGCCCAGAACGGTGATGGGTTGTGCATGCTCAAGCATGCCCTGTGCTGCACGGATTAGGTTACGCGAGGCAACTGTGCCGTAATTTTGAATAGACATTGCTATTTCCTTTACATGAGTAAGTTAAAACCCGCGCTGCGCTCTAGTCTTTTCGCGCTTTGCGGCTTCGTAATTCCAAAGCTCTTCTGGCGACATGTCGTCCAATGATTTGGGCGGCGGTGTCTGGCCGGGTCGAGTTGTCGCGGCAGCAGCAAGTCGCTGCCCACGCTCTTGCTTGATATCCGACGCTGAACGCTTCTTCGTTTCGTGGAACATGTCCAGCATACGAATGGCGTCTCGCGCTGAGTCGCTGTTTGCCAGAGACCGAATTTCCGGCGGTTGTACGGTGAACCATTGCGTGAACTCCAAAGTGTTCACGATGTCCTTCCAGTTCTCGTACTTGCCATCCACTCGCGCCTCTTCGATGGCTTGCCTCATCTCTGCTTTGGTCTGGTCAACCTGCTGCTGCACGAATGCGGCAACTTGCTGGGGATCAAGCCCCTGCTGCGGTTGAACGGACCCTAGCTTAGATGCGACGTACTCCTCCATCGCTCCAGCCCACTCGGGGAAATCTTCCTTGAGCTGCTCCCACTTCTCCGGGTTTTTGGCTGCATTTACGATTTGTCCCTGAGACGGGGCATCTTGTGGGGCAACTTGCTGTTGCGCCATTCGAGCCTGCTGGAACTCACGCTGCATCGCGGCCACACGACCCTCGGCAGTTTTTACATGGTGCAGCAGTTGAGCATTGGCCGTTGCCAGTTCGTCGATCTGAGCAAGCTTCGCTCTCACGGCTTCTGGTAGGCTGGCCAGTGGGTCTTCCGGCTCTTCACTCGGTGCGGCTTCTTCAACAACTACAGGTTCGTCTTCCAGCAGCGGCTCATCCGGTGCTGTGGCCATTGGCTGGTTTGCGGATTGATCATCAGCATCCAGTTTTGCGGCCTCTTCGTCCCAAAGCTGTTGTGCTTCCTCCGGTGATAGTTGGTTTTCTTCCACTTTGCTCTCCAATAAAAAAGCCATCTTTCGATGACTTTGAACAACGGTTAAGCGGGATTATTCGTCCGGCTCAACCACCACACCTCGAGTTACCTCGTTCGGCAAGTCGAGAAATCTTTTGATGAATCGAATTTCACCCCGCAGCAACGCCGTCTCGGTGTCGGAGAGATTGACGGCGTCGTTTTTCTCGCGGCACTTGCGAAGCTGCTCTTCAGCCCACTTACGCATTACATGCCACTCTGGCGAACTAAAATTGATCATAGTAAAAAAGCCAGCTCAAGGCTGGCTTTGTAAAATTTTGGACACGGGGTCCCTGCAAAAATTCTACCTTTTATCATAGGATTTGTGCAACATTTTTATTTGCACAACTATGCATTGGTTTGCAGTATCAATACCCCACTTTGCTGTACTCGGCGTGTATGGCGACGATCACGTCAACATCGGTGCCGGTACCCCCTGTGGTGACAGGGCGGATGAATGCCGGGCACTCCACGGCTTCAGCCATGCCAGCAGCAGTCACTGACAGGGCTGTGGCTGTTTTGCCTTTCCACTGAAGCGGTGCCCAGTTCGTGCCGTCATTTGATCCTTGCAAAGCGACGGTCGCGCTACCGAAGGTGCCAATCGCTTGCATCGTGATGCTGGCTTTGAATGGCAGCGCGAAAGGTGCGCCATCATCTGCGTTGCCAAGGGCTTCCCAAGTCAAAACAATCGCGCCGTTGACGACGTTGCGGTTGGTCGATGTCAATCCGATAGTTGCCATGTCTGTTTCCTTTAATAGTTGAATGCGCTACTAATCAAGCCCGAACTGCCGGTTCGCTCTATGTCTGTCAACGAAGGCTGATTTAGTTTTTTCATCTGTGCTGCTGTCGCTGAAGGCGCTGCTCCCGGAGCGGTAGGCTGCTCTTTAGCAAATTCGCCGGGGTTTACTGCATCTGCTTTTCTTGCCACGTACTCATTTGTGCCGGGTATCTGTTCAAACTTATAGCCCTCCGGCGGACCGTAGACGTAGTCGATGGACTTTACCGCCTTATTGTTTGCGTCATAGATGGTGTAGTTGGAAGCCCAGTACCGCCCATCGCTACCGCGACCGCTTTGCTTTAGAAAAGTGACCGGCTTATCAAACTTCGTGTTCTTCAGCATCGCGGCGTTGTACGCGTCAACAGCCTCGTTGTGTTTTGAGGCAGCGGATTTATAGCTGCGTGCTTGCTGGTTGTATTTGTCTATCGCATCATTGTACGCATCAAGCTCACGTTGAAGGGTGACGGCTGCCATAGCTTATATCCCCGATCCCATACGCATCTTCAAATCCTGTTCGGCTGCGAACAGCTCTTTGCGCCCACGCTCTTTGATCGCCGTGTCGGCCAACTGCGCCTTGATCTTCTCAAGCGACAGGTTCTGCGCGTTCGACATCTTCAGCATCTCGACCTCACGTTGAATCTGCAACTCGGCCATCTTGAGTTGGGCTTCCTGCTGCATCTTCTGCATGCGTGCTTCGATCTCAGCCATGTCGCCTTGGTTCTGCATCTGCGCACGCTGGAGATCAGTCTGCGCACGAAGGTTTGCAGCTTCAATGCGTGGGTCAGGTGGCGGCGGCTGGTTGGCCATGGCCTTCTGCTGTTCCTTAATCTGCTCGATCTCCTCTTCGGATTTGAATACATCCGTCGGATCGATGTGTTGCGCTTGCAGTGCTTTGCGGAACAGCTTCTCAGTGTCAAGGTACATGCCGTAGATGGGATTCGCGCCAGCGGCAAGCAGGTTCAGGAATGCTTGATTCTGGATGTCACGTATCAACAAAGCCGATGAGCCGCGTGCGTTGATGCTGAAGTCGCCCTTGATCTCTTCATCCTCGTTGTACAGCATGTTGTAGTCGTAGTACCGGCGGATGTGTGGACGCGTGACCATGTCGTCGAACTGCTTGACCAGACGGCGCAGTACCACGTTGGCGGAGTTCATCAGCATTTGCATGCCGCCAACGGTGTCAGGTGCTGCGCCCTTCTCGCCTTGCAGGATGGTCGGCACGCCGGTCTCCTGATCGACCAGCTCGGTCGCCATCTTGATGATGCCAGCCAGCTCTGCCTGATGGCTGTTGAACTCGAACGTGGCAAAGGCTTTGCTCACGTCGTCCACATCGTCGGTTGCGTACCAGACCTTGCGGCTGGTGATCTGCCATTGCTTGTCGGCAGGCTGAATGACGCTCGGCTTCATGACGATCTGCGGACCGCTGGACACGCCTGCGTTGTCCATCATCTGACGCCATGCAGCGTTCAGGACCTTCTGCTGTGAACGCATCAGGTAAGGGATGCCATAGCCCCAGCAGCTACTGGAGACCTTCTCCCAGACGTAGAAGTCATACGGCAAATCGCCGCCATCCAACGGGTTTAGGAACGCTTTGACGACGGTGCTGTTGATCATGATCACGCATGCGCTGATCGTCTTTAGCTCGTCCTTCTCGCCGGGATTGACGCCTGCTGCGTCAAGGTCATCATGCTCGACCTCACCCCAGTAGGTCCACATCTCGTACAAGTCACGCGCCACATCGCGCTGGTCTTCGTCCTTCAACTCCTGCATGGTGGCTGACCGTTTCGGGCCTTCCTCCAAAACCTTACGCAGTTGGGCCTTCATGAAACCCGGCTGCTTGGCCAGTTCACGAATCTGCTTTGCGGTGACCTGCTCACGCTCGTAAATGCCTTTGCCACGATGGACGTTCTCACCGCAGGCTGGATCAGGCCACACGTTACGCGGATCGACACGGAACGAAGCAGGGGCCAGCTCCTCGACGATCTCGATCTGGTGAACCTGCTGCCCTTGCGCGTCGGTGTAGGGCTGCCATGCCTTGCGTGTGCGGTTGGTAACGATCGGGCCACGGATGACGCCTGTGCCCAGCACGGCTGCGTCGTGAATCATTTTGCGCAGTTCGCTGTTGTAGTCGCACTCGATCAACTGATCCTCGATCTCGCGTTCCATCGCTTCGGCCTTTTTGTTGGCCATATCCATGACAGCGCGCGCAACGTCTTTCATGCGCAACTGCTGGCCGGCCTGATCGGTAACAGGCTGCGGACCCTGCGGACCCATAGCCATGGCGGCGAGACCTGTAGCGGCCTCAGGCGGCATGCCCGGCTGTGGTGGTGCTGGGATGTTTGGCGGTGCCATGGTGGGCTGTGGCGGTGCCATGCCGCCCTGCGGTGGCGGCATCATGCCGGGCTGCTCCATCGGCAAGCCTTGTTGCTGGCCCATTTGCTGGCCTACGGGACCGGCGTCTGACGCTGGTCTCTCATCCTTCAGCATGTTCATCAAATACGGATTCGGCGTCGGCGTGATGCCCCAGTTCCTGTCGTCAGTCGGCAGCAGGATGTCGGCGACACGCGCCTCTGCTGCATTGGTCTTCTGGCGTGTCATGCCGATGAAGACGGTCGAGCGATGCGGCTTTGCGCCCTGAGTTGTGACAGGGTAGCCCTGCTCAACGGAGGTCATCATCTGGCTGGCTGCCTTGTTGATGTTGTCCTTGCCGTTGTACTGGTCTTCGTCTTCGATCCAGCGTTTGTCTACGCCGTAGCTGTAGCGGTCGCGAATCCACTCATCGCGCTGCTTGGCAAGCGAATGGCCAAACGTTTGGAGACGCTCTTCCATGCGCTCCTGTTCGGCTTCTGGGTCTTCGACTTCGATCTCTACGTCGATCTGTTGTGGCTGTAATTCCATCGTGAGTCCTTAGTAAACCGTCATCTTGGGCGCAGCATTG